ATGGTTGCTTGCCCTTTTTGTTGAGCAGAAACATACACATTACTTAAACTTCCACCTGATACAGAATTTAAAGTTAGTATCACAGATGGTATTGCAGGTCTCGGAAAAGGTGTTGTTTGTGCTGTGTCATACCATAACTCTACACCGACATCTGATACACCTCCTGCGACTTCTATATAGTCATCTGCATCTAGTGATAGAAATACATTCATTGCACCAATTAACTCAGATGGGTCACCAGAAGATTTACGAGCAGGTAACCCAAACCGACTTGCAGAGTCTGCCACATCAGTTCCGTTGATGCGAAACCAAACATCTGCGTATTGACCATCGTTGGTAGTATTAATTAACTGTAGTGAATACATGACATTGTATACACCTGCATCTCTGACATAGATTCTTGAGTCGTTTGTGCCGTCCTGATAGATGCCATTATTTTGTGTAATGTTATCAAACTCTACCACTGCTGTAGAACTGGTAGATGGTGCAGTTTGTCCTGTAGTTGAGTTTATTTCACCATAAGGTATGGCAGAACTTTGAGCAGATGCACTATCAGGTAATATGATAATCTTAGAATCAAAACCAATTCTTTCATCATACAAAGTCGTAGTCGTTGCCCAACCTGTATTTAGAGTCACTGTGCCGTGATTGTTTGTTTTACCATTCATCGCATTATTTACGACTTCTGATATTTCACGAGGTGTTCCACCTTGATAGGGTAAGACTCTAAACATTATCGAATTCCTCTAGGAACTATATCTACATCCACTCCTATTGCGTGTGTCCAGTTACCAGTAGGATTAACTTCTACACGATGATAACGACCAAAACTTCTTACACCTGCTCGACCTTCAGATGAGGTTGTGACAGATGAACCAAAGGTAATAATATCATCTAGTTCTTTGCGTGATGCAATTCTCACTGTAGATGAACCATCTTGTATTTGTGGTCTGACTAAGTTAGCACAACTGTTAAATCCTACTTCTAGGTCACCAGTCACTAATTTAGCAGTCATGTTTGTTCCAGTAAATGTGACAATCTTTTCACCATCTACTCCACCAAAGAGTAACTTACCACCGACCCATTCTCTTGAGTCTAGTGATGCAGGTAATGAATCCATTGTTCCAAATACATCTAAACCTTCTAATGTCACACCTGATGTTGCTAGAGATGCAATATAGTCTACAGAAGTAGAATCAGATTTAGACCATTTGTCTAACTGCCAGTTATAAATAAGCAGTGAACGACCACCTGATGTGTTAGGATAGTTCCATGCCACAATGTTTTTTACAGGGTCTACTGCACTAGAGATAGAATCAAACTGACTTAGGTCTGCGTTCTTAAAGAAGTATCTGTCTATCTTTTCTGTGCCAATTCCTCTGACAGAATTACCATCACATGAATAGAAACCATCATCTGATAAGAAGTAAGAGATGTTGCCGTATTGTGCTACTGAACCTGTAGAGATACAACCTAATCCTCTTGATATGGTGTCGAACTGAAAGAACAATGGTGAACCAATATATGACATTCTAGTCACTGAGCGTTCTGAGAATATTAATCCAAACTCGCCACCAGTGATTCCAGTAATGTTACCGCCATCAGGAATGATTTGATAATCAGATTGCGAGGTTGTTCCTGATACCCATGTTGTTTCGTCATTAATATCTGACCATTGAACCTTATTAGGATTTGTTCCTCCGTCTAGGTTTGCAGTCACTACAAAGTCACGAACCACTGTAATAAATTTAGCAACAGGTGCGTTAGCATCTACATCTGCAAAGTTACTAGATGAACCTACAGTCCATGCTTGAACTTTATTGGTGTTGTTTACTGCTAATACCACATTACCAAACTGTGCAAATCGCCATATGCTTGAACCTGAATAATTACCTGACTTAGATACATTGTTTAGGTTTTTAGTTGCACCATCGTATAGAAATAGTTTGGTTGCTCCACCTGCAAATAACTGTGTAGTTGTATTAAACTTACCTGCAAATACAGATGTTAAAGTTTCACCTGCACTGTTAGATAAATCTACAGCACTTGCAATAGCACCATAACCAATCGCTTGTGGAACGACATTATTAACATCTATCATTTGTCCTGCGATAGATGGTTGGTCAGGTAACCATTCACCAAATTGAACTCGTTGAGTTGCCAATTATTCACCCCAGTCTTGAGAATTCATTACCTCTATTAATGCTTCTACAGTTGTTGCACCTGCAATAGCAGTTTCTAATCTATCACATTCAGTTCTGATAGCATCACGCTTAGTAGTTACATCAGCAGGAATAGCAGTAGACTTTTCATTTAATCTTGTAACATACCAATCTGTTTGTGCTAGTAGTTTACCTGCTGTGTCTTTCACTTGTGCAATCATGTTAGACTTAAGACCTTTAGTTACTACCTGAACATCTGTATCTTCCATTTGTTCTGTATCAGGATTCCACTCTTGAACATAGATTGGGTTACCATCTTCATCTACTGCGTTGACATCGTCTAATGCTTTTGGATTGTTAATGTCACCATCCCAGTAGTATCTGTCATCAGCACGAACTGGATCTGCTTCCCATATAATACCGATAGCAGTTCTTTCTGCTTCTGTTGATTTTTGTAACCAATTAGAAGGATACATCACATCACCTACTGTGAATGACCTTCCAATCCTGAGTGTTAAGTCTCCTAGTTTATACATAATTACCTCGCTAAAGAATGTTTGAATGGGTTTTCGGCAAATGCCATGTAGATGATTGTATAACCTGAACGATTACTGCCAGGGTCAGTAGTTCTTGGTTTAAATCCGTTAGA